GCCTTTGTATCCTACTAGTACGTTGTCGTTTGCTGCGTACTGGTTTACATAAATTCTCATAGTACCGTTTAGTGTACCAACGAATTTTGTGTTTGTAGGTGCTTCAAAAGGACCTTCTGTTGTACGTGCAAATGCTGATGTAGTCGCACTCTGTAGTACTGTTAGTACTGTTGGAGAAACAACTGCCCAGTTACCTGCGCCACGACGTGTACGTGCTGCAATTGTGTTAGCATTTTTGTTGATTAGAACTGCTAGTGCTGCATGCTCGTCACCTACAAATGTTGCTGTACCACTTACGCCACTTTGGTCGTATGTGTCAGTAGCTGTACCAGCTAGTGATGTAAGAGATGTAATGATCTCTTGGTCGATCTCAGCAGTAATCTCTTGAGCAAGTGCTTGCATGATTTCTGCTTCAACGTCTAGGCCGTGCATTGAATTGGCGTCTTGTGCCGCTTCGAATGTCCAACGTGCTGATAGTTTACGTGTTTTCGCTTCAACTGTTTGTTTTAACACTTGAATTGACATTTTCTTACCAGGTAAACCTTCTTGCGATGCTGTAGCATCTGCACGGTCTGTTGCTGCGTTACCTGAGTATCCAGTTGCGATTGCAAATGGGCTTAGAGCTTCGTCACCAGCTGTTGCTGAGTCAAAAGTTTCTGCATATCTCACACGTAGAGTATGAATTTGTCCAACTGGGCCTGTCATAGGCTGTACACCAACGATTTCGTTAGCAATAACAGTTGGCATAACACGTCTGATTACTGGAAGAATCACTTTGTTTAGTGTAGCAATGTTACCTGCTTGAGTAGCACCCGCTGTCGCAGATTCTGCGATGTAGCGTTTTGTGTTCTCAAGTACTGATTCCATTACTTGCTTCTTTGTTCCAGATAAACCATCTGTGAGGGCGTCTTTTGTAGCGCCCCAATTTTCCATTAGGTTGTCTGCCATTTTCGGTCTCCTTAACTTATTGTATACCGGCTAATTTGCGAAGGTTCACAATGTTAGCATCAACATTAGCTTCTGCTACCGTTGTTTTTCCACCAGTGATCTCTTTTGAGGATTCACTAAGTACCTTCGTATTTTTAGTTTTAGTTTTTGTTGTTGTGTCTTCGTTCAATACTGAAGGAAGATACTTGTTAAATGCGTTTTGTAAATTAGTAGTCTTAGTAGACTCCAATAATGCATTCATTACTTCTTTATGTTGTTTCGAAAGCGGTGCCATCATTTCATTCATGATTAGCTTACGCTCAGCATTGTCAGTAGCAATACGTGACTTACGTGTTGATTCTGCAAGTTGAACTTCTTTTTGCGCAACAATTTCGTTTGCTTCATCGAGTTTAGCATTTAGCGCATCTATCGATTTGTTCATTTTAGCAACTTCAGTACCTTCATTGAGGTAGCTGCCCATAAACTCTCCAGCAAATGTTTCAAAAATCTTACGTCCAAATGTGTTTTCTTTAGCCACTTGAATGTCTTCTTTAAGTGATGTAAGTTCAGTCTTGATTGTTGATTCAAGAATGTTTTCCACCTTGTTTGCTGCAGTTTCGATAAACTTACGTTTTGTTTGCTCGATAACTTGTTTGCCTTCTTTTATCATTTTGACTTTTGCTTCAACTAGTGAGCGTTTGTCATCATGAAACTCGTTTAGCTCTTTTGTGAGTTGCTCAAGAACAAAGCCTTCTAACTGTGCCATGTTCTTATCTGCTACTTCACGGTCTTCACGCAATTCGTTAATTTCCTTGCGTAATGTTTCCATCACAAAATCATTCAGTACATTTGCATGTTCTGACATATGCTTGCGATATGCAACACGATCTTCAGCTACTTTGGCTTTGTCTGCTTGGAACTCTTCGAGTTCTTTCGCAATAACTTCACCAATCATTGTGTCCATTGCTTCTACAATTTGCGCTTTGTCATTTTCATAACGTCCTGCAAATTCTTCACGTAATTCTGACGCAACTTCTTCACGTAGTTCAGCTTGCTTAGTTTCCCATGCTTCGCTGATTGAAGATCTAACCTCTTCCGAGAGCGTTCCGGAGCCTAATAGTTCATCTATTGAGTGAGCCATATTAATCTCTCCTATACCTTAGGTTCTCTATAAAGTGCGTTACTTCATCTTTTAAATAACGCTGTGCCCGTTCGTCGTGCTTAACAGCAGAAGCCACATCCATTAATACATTACCACGTTTATGATTCATAATTCTTTCATAAATTGGATCGGGGTAAGCATTTGGAGCACTTGGATTGGCAACAATATCAACAGTAATAATCTCAAAATCTTTGACTATTCCTTTATCGTTAACATTGCCACTACCTCTGCTTGACACGCCTAAATTACATCCACTCTCTATAAGGGTTTTACAAATATTTCCCATTGGAGTAGGTAATAATTTCAGCTTACCAATACCGTTCGCACCATCAGTATCCATTTCTGTGATAATGTGTGATACACGATCTAGATTAATATTTAGATCATCCGGGTGATCAGCTTCGCCTAATACACTGTATCCATTTTTGATTTTTTCAGTAATTGCCTTAACAGCATTATGAATTTCTTCTTTTGTATAGATACGGTTGTTCTGATTTCGTACATCGCCCTCAATAAAGATACCTTTCATATACAGGCTTTTACCACCGTTAGCTTCTTCAATGCTCTCGGTAACAATATTTGCCTGACTAAATGTTAAGTGTTCTTGTAATGATGTTGACA